TTACCCAGAAGCACCTCGACGCGGTTGAGGCGGCGATCGCTCGCGGTGAAAAAACTGTGCGTTACGCCGACCGTACCGTGGAATACCGCACGGTTGATGAATTGCTCAAGGCTCGTGAAGAGATCCGAACGTCGCTGATCAATGCCGCCGGGCCGCGTTCGCGCGTGGTCCGACTGAGCCATGGAGGCAAAGGACTCTAATGGCCCGCCACTATCCGACGCTCACCCGTAACGGATTCGTGTTGCCGTCGAACATCAAGGCCAGTTACGAAGGCGCCGGGGAGGGCCGACGGTCAGCTGGCTGGGATGCTCCCGACAACGGGATCAACAGCATCAGCACCCCGGCACTGCGTAACCTGCGGTCGCGTTCCCGGGCAGCGGTTCGCAATGACCCGTATGCCTTTAACGTCATCGACAAGCGCGTCAGTAACTTGATCGGTACCGGCATCACGCCGAGACCGAAAACGGATGACGAAGCCCTGCGCAAGTTGCTGCAGGTGCTGTGGGAGGACTGGGTTGATGAGTCGGACGCCGATGAACGCACCGACTTTTACGGCCAGCAGGCATTGGCGGCTCGAACAGTTGAGACCTCGGGCGAATGCTTTGTTCGACTGCGACCTCGCGGTCTGGATGAAGGTCTCGCGGTTCCGTTGCAGCTCCAGATTCTGGCTCCGGAGTTCGTGCCGCATGACAAGTTCGAAACCACCAAAAGCGGCAACATTATCCGCGCCGGGATCGAGTTCACTCCAGGGGGCAAGCGGGTGGCGTACTGGATGTATCTGGCGCATCCGCGTGATGCTTCGTCGCTGAACCCCGGTTACAACCAGCTGGTGCGGGTTCCTGCCTCGCAGGTGTTGCACATCTTTGAGCCGGTCGAGCCGGGCCAGCTGCGCGGCGTGCCTCGATTGTCACCGGTGCTCAAGCGCCTGCGCAGTCTCGACAATTATGACGACGCGGTGTTGTTCCGCCAGGAAGTGGCCAACCTGTTTGCCGGTTTCATCAGCCGGCCGGCACCGGATTCAGGACCCACTCCCCGGGATCCGGTCACCGGCCAACCTTTGAGCCTCGATCACGACGGCTTCACGCCAATGGTGGCGCTAGAGCCCGGCACCATGCAGGAGCTGGGACCAGGTGAAGAAGTCGAGTTTTCCAAGCCGCCGGATGCAGGCAACAACTATCCGGATTTCATGCGGCAGCAACTGATGGCGGCCGCAGCGGGTACCGGAACACCTTACGAAATCCTCACCGGTGACATGCGCGAGATTAACGATCGCGCATTACGGGTGGTGCTCAACGAGTTCCGGCGTCGCCTGGAGCAATTGCAGTTCGGCGTCTATGTGCACCAGTTGTGCCGCCCGGTTCGGGCTGCCTGGATGGACATGGCGGTGCTGTCCGGTGTCCTGGTGCTGGAGGACTACGCGCAACGCCGTCGTGAATATTTGCGGACCCGCTGGGTGCCACAAGGCTGGGCTTATATCCAACCGGTACAGGATGTTCAGGCTCGACGGATGGAGGTGCAGGCCGGCTTTGCATCACGCAGTGAAATGGTCTTGCGCACCGGCTATGACGCTGAAACCGTCGACGCAGAAAACGCCGCCGACCTGGCCCGGGCCACCGCGCTTGGCCTCAATTACAACACTCTCGCCGTCCTCGAAAAGATCGACGACAAGGAGCAAGAATGAGCAAGAAAACTCGCCCGCGTATTTATGACAAGGCTGGCAAGCTGGTCAAAGTCGAGGACAAGAGTTGGTATGCGTTGCAAGCCAGCGGCGAAGCGAATCAGCGCACTATCGAAGTGTTTGTCTATGGCGAGATTGGCGGTTGGGGCATTACCGCCAATCAGTTCTCCCGGGACTTGCGGGCCATGGATGACGGGGTGTCGCCGGTGATTGCGGCCTTCAATAGCATTGGCGGTGATTTGTTCGATGGTCTGGCCATGCATAACGCCTTGGCTCGGCTGGGTGAGCGTTGTACTGGCCGCATTGATGCATTAGCCGCCAGCGCTGCCAGCGTCGCCGTATGCGGTGCCCATCGGGTGGTGATCGCGGCCAACGCCATGATGATGATTCATAACCCCTGGACTTACGTGGCCGGTGATGCCGAAGACTTTCGCAAGGTCGCCGATGTGCTCGACCAGACGACGGAGGCAATCATTGCCTCCTACAAATCGAAAGCGCCCAACATCGATGAGGAGGAGCTACGCCGACTGGTCGCTGCGGAAACCTGGCTCACCGCCAATGAAGCTGTGGCGTTGGGTTTGGCCGACGAAGTCGGGGATGGCGTTAAGGTCAAGGCTTGTCTCGGCCAGGGCGCGGTGCTACAGCGTTACCAGAATGCACCGGCCGAGTTACTGGCCCGACTTGATGCTCCCGAGGAGTCGGATCCGGATCCGGACACTGAGCCTGAAGATACGCCGCCGACGCCGCCCTTAGTCGACTCGACCAAGCTGGCACTGATGATCACCCAGCGTTGCGCTGAGGCGGGGATCAGCAACCTGGTCGCGCCACTGCTCAGCTCGACCAAGCTGGAAAGCGAAGAAATCGTGCAGGCCGGTTTAACCCGCGCCAAGGCCGTGAATGACCTGTGCGTTGCGGCGCGATTGCCTGAATTCAGTGCCGAGTATGTCGCGGCCGGCTTGGATGCGGCGGCGGTTCGTGCGCGGCTATTCGACAAGATCGTCAGCAGCGGCAAAGGTTTCGAGATTGATAACAGCTTGCCGCTGGACGACGACAAGCCGCTGCAGCCACAAGCCAAACAACCCAATTCCGGTTCGATCTGGGCGGCGCGCAAAGCTGCTCACGGTGGTAAACCCAACACTGCACGAGGAGCGCATTCATGAGTCACATCCAACGCGAACCGGTTCACGCCGGCGAGTTCCTGCTGTCCGAAGGTGCCGGGCAAATTTCCCGCGAGGTGATCAACGTCGCCGCCGGTGCCGCCTTGATGCCTGGACAGGTGCTCGGTCTGGTCACGGCGACGGGCTTTTTTACGCCATACGACCCGGAGGCCGAAAACGGCAGCGAACACGCAGCCTGCATTCTGTTCGGGCCCTTAGGCGAGTCGGATGTCACCCGTCGTGCGCGGGCTGTCGTGCGCTTGGCGGAAGTCAGTGAAGCCCATCTGACCGGACTTGATCCCGTCGCCGAGCAAGCCCTGGCCGAGCGATTCATCATCGTTCGATAAGTCATCTGAAACTTCCCCCCAACCCCGCCTTGAGCGGGGTTTACTTTTTCTGGAGTAGCTTCATGGCCGATATCGCCATTTTTGAAGAGCAGGCGTTCTCTGTTTCTTCCCTGACCCATGCCATCAATGAGCAGGCCTATCTGCCTGGACGCATCAGCAGTCTCGGCCTGTTCCAGGAGGAGGGCGTCACCACCCTGACCGTCCAGATCGAAAAGGACGGCGACACCTTGGCGCTAGTACCGGCTGGAGAACGCGGCACCTCGGGTTTGGTGGTCGGTGCCAGCAAGCGCGACCTGATCCCGTTTAACACCGTGCATCTGCCGGAACGCTTCACCATTCGCGCTGATGAGGTTCAGGGCATCCGTGCCTTCGGTGAGCAAACCGAACTGCAGGCAGTCCAGGACGTGGTCAACGCGCGACTGGCCAAAGCTCGCCGCCAACTGGATGCCACCCATGAATTCCAGCGAGCCGGTGCCCTGAACGGCCTGATTCTGGATGCTGATGGTCAGCGTGTGCTGCTCAACATCTATGACCGCTTTGGCGTCCAGCGCCAAGAGCTGTCGATGGGCTTGAACGCCGCCGACACCGAAGTGCGGGTCAAGTGCGGTGACGCGCTGGACATGCAGGAAGATGCGCTGGGCAGCACCACCAGCTCGGGCTCCCGTGCGTTCTGTGGCAAGACGTTTTGGAACAAGCTGGTTGCGCATAAGTCGGTCAAAGAAACCTACCTGAACACCATCCAGGCCGCCGCGCTGCGCGGTGATGCACGCGATAGTTTCGAATTTGGCGGGATCGTTTGGGAGCGTTACCGGGGCAAGGTCGGCGGTGTGGCCTATGTGCCGGATGATGAAGCGCGCCTGGCGCCGGAAGGGGTACCGGATCTGTTTATCTCCGCGTTCGCCCCTGCTGACTACATGGAAACGGTGAATACCCTCGGTATTCCGTACTACAGCCGAATTGAGACGCTGCCGTTTGGCAAGGGCGTGGCGGGTGAAGCTCAATCCAACCCCTTGCACCTGTGCACGCGTCCGCGCGCACTGATTCGCCTGAAGCTCTGACCATGAGCTTTCGGGACCTGGTCGATGATATCGACAGCGCCGTGTTCGACACCCTGGCTGACACTGGTTACATCGAAGGTCGCCAGGTCCTGGGTATGTTTTCTGCCCCATGGCTTCAACCGCAGATGGGGCGGCTGAACACTGGCTTGCGGGAACCGCGCCTCGTCATTCGTGTGGCCGATGCCGACGGT